TGAATGTCGTCTTCGCTCATTTGCTTTAGTTCTGCCATTTATTCTTCCTGATTAAGTTCTCTTTGTGTAACGCCACCACTTATTGTCATCATAGGTAAGTTATTGATAATAATAACAGATGCCCTATCTAAATTAGCGTTTATATTTTCACCACGTTTTAACGCATCATATATTTGTTTCAATGCTGACCTTGCATCAGCACCTTTTATTGTTGTCATCGCTCTTGCAATATCTTTAAATATATCTTTCCTACGCGCCTCTGTAAACTCTTGTGTTGCGCCTGTTATACGTTGTGTTGCTTTCTTACTCGCTTCTAACGGTTGTCCACCTAACATACTACGTATCATTCCTGGCTCTGTCACCGCCTCTACTTCGCCTTTTATGGTTTCTCGTATTGCTGTTTTAGAGTTTGCCGCTACGACTGCTTTTAAATTCAATGCAATTTTTAGTTGGTCTAACTGTTTAAACAACGCGCCCGCTTCGTCCTTATTCACTATGAGTTTGATTTTATCTCTCATATTTTTTGACGATAAGTCCTTCCATAAAACCTGTATTTGAGTAATATCTATTTCAGACTCAGACAATATGGCTTTAACATCTCCTATTTTTGTATCAACAGCAGTTTTCAAACCATATCTAGCCATTTTTTTCTCTGACTCTGTAGCACCTTTTAATGCTCTCGCTATATCTCTAGGTTTGTTTTTCGCTCTAAATATATCCTCACCTGTTTGTAGAGCATTTCTTAACGAAATAGTATCTGATGCCATATCTAACGCATTTTTATACGCAGGATTGTCATCTGCCACAGCATCTCTTAAATCACGCGCCAAACTCTGCGCTCTTATAGCAGATGGCGTAGGTGTATAGTCTACCGTTTCTTGTCCGTGTTTCTGCAATGCTCGTTTAATATAGTCTAACTGTATAACATTCAGATTTTTATCGTATTCTATTGAGCCATCAGGCTTAATTTTAATAAGGACTTGATAATTAGGTAAATTGTCGTATTTCAACTCTGCGTTAGCCTCTTTTAACGCTTTAGACATAGTGTCGTCATCAATTCTTCCTAAAACACTTTTAATTTTTCTTCCTGCTTGAGAATTGTAGTCAATAAAATGGTCGTAGGCTTTTTTGTATGCGTCATTGCGCTCTTTTGCCGTTACTTTGTTGATAGATAAAATCATATCTTGAACGTCCATAGCCATTCCATCTGTTTCAGGTACTTTTCCTAAAACAGTTTCCAACTGCTCTGTTGTTCTTGCGCCTTCCTCTTTAACTCTTCCTTTTATTTGTTGCTCTACAATATCTCCACCACCTAGTTGAGATGACGCATCTGTAAGTGCTGCTGTTGCTACATTTGCATCTGCAATCATGCCCATGTCACCTGCTTGGTTAAGTTTCTCTAGTGCTGTAGTTATATCTGTATCGTTATCTATTGCTGATTTAATAACTTTTGCAGCATCTGCTGACACGTTAAGTTCTTGCATAATTGTTTGCATTACCGTGCGCGTATCTACTTTGTCAGATGCCCTGAAAATTGTTTTAAGTTTATCCCAACCTTTAATTGCTTGATTCGACAAACCACCTAGTGCCTCGCCTATCGTTGAGCCTACAGAACCACCAAATGCGCCCCACTTTCCACCTTCAATGGCTGATTGCTCTCTTGTTGGATGTTGTTTAAAAAAATGTGTTTTGTACTCATTAAGAGAGCCGGGAAATTTATCTCTTTGTCTCCATACTTCAAATTGACTATCTGATGGCGCACCTTCACCTTCTCCATAGCCATACATTGCTCCCTCCATTGAACCGCCCGTTCCACCAAGTGCTGTAGTAGTGGTTAACCTTTGTGCCAAAGGCATTGAACTAATCGTTTCTGCTAATTTTGGAACTCCTTTTTCAATTCCTTTCGCAACTCCAAATCCACCTAACAATCCACCTGTCAGTTTCTGAGCCGTGGACAAGTTTGGATGTGCTATTTGTTGAGCCTCAGACAAAATTCTTGCTGACTGACCCATTTCTTCTCCACCAATCGCTTCTACAACCTCATCAGCATAAGAACCAACAAATGGTAATCCTTCTATAACTTTTTGTGTATGCGCTGTCTCAGGTGCTTGTGCCACAATATCCTGAGCCATCTTAGTTTGATACATTTGCGCAGGTGTTGGAGTATCTTCGTCAACTTTGCTACGCATTGCGTTATTTACAACTTCTTTATCAGTAGATGTATAACCTGAATCCTCGTCTAAATATTGGTATGTACCATCAGGCAGTCTTAAAACATACTGTTGGTCACCTGTTTGAGAAACAACTGATACTCCCGGATAGTTTGCTAGTTTTTCTTCTATACTCATCTTATTACCAATTTTTAGTTCTTACCTTGCCCATAGCGTCTACATATTTATCACCCTTATTGAGCGCATCCAACTGTTGTATTGTTGTTGCTGTAGGTATGTTTGATGTATCTTGTGTAGATTGTTGTGGAGTTGATTGTGGAGTTGTTGCATCTAACTTATCTGCACCTGTTGCCGCTACAATCCTCATCATTGCGGTCACACTCTTTCTATTAGCATTCTTTTGCGCTATTACCGCAGGACTGTCACCTGGTTGTGGGAAATATTGGGAATCTCCTAACGCAACTTCATCCTCTCCAATTTTTGCTCCTGATTCCTTTCTTAATAGTGCTGTCAAGAAATTAGTCTTGGCTTGTTCATATCTTTGCCCTTCGTCTGATATTAGGTAATTACCTAACAGTGGCACTTTATTCAATAAAGCGTTACCCATTTGTGTTCCTTGCTTTTCTGTTTCATCCAAGATGCTTAAAGAGTTTCTCATTCTACCATAGAACATGGTCGCATTACTTTGCCCTTCTGTCAGCGCCTTATCTGAGCCACCTTTGCCACCTTGTGAAAATGATATTGTGCCATCTTTGCTTACCGTTAAACTTAATCCTTTATCAGCACCTGCGTTTAAGATGAAGTTTTTATAAGCAGGTGTACCCTCTTCTAGTCCTGCCTCTTTTGCTCTCCACTTTAGGTTTTGAATAGTTTTAGTATCACCACCTGATACAGCCTCTTTCCATGCTGCTGTAGCATCCATGCCTTGTTCAACAGCATTGGCTAAGTCGGGTCTACCCATTTTTCTTAAAGCATCTGCCGTTTTATTAGCGCCTTTATGCGCTCTTAAATCTTTTAATTCACCTTGAATTGCTGTAGCAAGACCTTGGTCAGGCTCTAATCTCATAGAGTTAAAACCCTGAGCAAGACGTAACATACGTTCTCTATCGTTAGTAAAATCACTAATACCTTTGCCGATACTACTTGCTGTATCACCAACTTTATCCATGAAACTAGGCTGTTGTACAGGGCTTACTTGACCTGCTGCTACGCTACCTACCTTGGTCATTTCTACATTCTGTGGTTGGAATGTATATTCGTCAGTTGGCATATTTATCAAATTCTGTGGTGTTAATGGCTTACTATTAGCCAAAGGGTCTTGAAACATATTCATCATTGGAGGCATCTGTGCCTGTGTAGATAAATCTACCTTCTGTTTCTCATCCCAACTTCTTGGGTCTAAAAACGAACCCTGTAAAAAATTAAATCCATCTAATAAACCCATAATATTCTCCTACCAATCTGATACGCCAACTTCATCAGCGTAATCACTTTCATCTTGTGATGACCAACCACCATAGTCAGACACACCTATTTCACTAGCATAAGAGTTCTCGTCTGAAGATGTCCAAGGGCTTTCCATACCGACATCTTCACCACCGAAGTTATATGTGTGATAACCATAATCAGGTGTCTGTGTATAACCACCATATCCGCTAGAACCAAAACCGCCCAATATTCCACTATCTGATGTACTTCCACCACCGAACAAGCCACCCATGTCTTTACCAAAACCCACTATAGTGCCCGGTGCGTATTTATCATCTTCTAAGGCTTTAAGGTTTCTCAGAATGCCATAGCCCGGTACAGTAAACTGCAAAACAGTATCTAAAAAACTACCCGGTTGACTTTGGTCTTTGCCGAAAAAATTACTTTGTGTAAGTCCTAGATTTTCCATAACCTTTCCTTATTTTGCCATCGCCGCTAATGTTAGATAATCAAACAATCCCGGTTGTCTCGATGATGTTGTACTCTGTGGTACAGGTGATGCTCCAATCGCACTAGAGGCATAACCAAGTGTACTAGCAGGATGACCTGTGTAACCTTGGAATCTTTGTTTAGCCGCTTCAATAAGTGCTTGTTGCATTGCTTGTTGTTGAGCGCCTTGTTGAGCAAGATTCTGCTGTACAGTTTGACCCATACCAAAACCTAAATTAGCAATATTACCTAATTGAGATGATGCGCCTAATCTGTGTTGAGCGCCTGCTAATCCCATCTGTTGGTTAGCCAAGTCTGCTTGCATCTTACTCTGAATATCAGATTGTGCTGCTTGTTGTGCTTGTTGGAAACCTTGATGTCTTAGACCTGCTGATGATTGAGCAAGTTGTTGAGCAACATTACGTCCTAATTCACCCATGGCAATACCATGACGTGAGCCACCAAATGATTTAGCCGCTTGTGCTTGTGCGCCTAATTGACCTAAACCTTGTTGTGCGCCTCTAAGAATATCAGCCTCAGACGCTTTAATAACATCTGTGGTGTATTGATTCATGTAAGGGTTTAGACTTGTAGATGCCAGTTGACCTGCTTGTACTTGTGTAGGTTGATAACCCATACCTGCTACAGTACCTAAACCTGCGCCTTTAACTCCTTGTGCGGCTAGAGTATTAATATTTTGTACTTGTCCACCTTGTGCTTGTCCTGCCATAATGTTCTCCTAACTGTACAGATTCTTATACTTCTGTACGTCTGACGCTTGTTTTGCTTGAAGTTCTGCGAGTGCTTGTTCGTACATAGGAGATGCTGAATATCCTGTTACACCGCCTGTAAATGTTTGTTGTTGAGGCATACCACTCATAGGTGTAATTTGACCTTGAGGAACAATACCAAAGGCTTCTGCCGCTCCGATATTTGCTTGCATTGCTGCTTGTTGAGTAGGGTTAAATCCTGCAACATCAGGACCTTGCCATGGCATATAACCAATCTTCTGTACGTCCTCTGCTCGTGCGATATTTCTCTTCGCAGGCTCTTCTATCCACTTAGGGATTTCTGTTTTTTGCGTTCTACTACCGCCTTTTCCACCACCACTCATATCAAAACTCCTTTACTAATGCGCTTGTATTGTATGATACTGATTTTTCGCCTCTATATAAGCATTTCTAGCATCACTCTCTGTTTTATAATATCCAAGATTAATCATCTTCTGATTAACCTGTATTTGTGCTTTCCAATTGTTGTCTCGCTCCCACCTAGTGTACCCTTTAGCCTTTAGCCTATTAAAAGAGTTTTCTTGGCTTGTTACGAGTCTTAAATTCTCAATATTGTTGTTATCTTTTTCGCCATTTATATGGTCAATCTGTAGTCCTTCAGGAATGTCGCCATTATGCCACATCCAAACCAACCTATGTATGTAGTGCTTCTTACCACTAACATTACACGTCAAATATCCACTTTTATTAGATATGCCAACAACATCACCGATATTAACACGATTCGATGTCTTGACCTTTCTTATTAATTGACCATCTTTATAGTCAAACAATTCCTTTAATAAGTCCTGAGCGATATTCATCTAAAATTCCTTTGCCAAAACCACTTGTTGCTGTTCCCAACCGTAGTCTTTTAATACTTTAACCCAACCTTTTCTACCTGATAATGTCATTCCAACACATCCTTGAGCCTTGCCCCATTCTACAGCAGAATCCATCATATCGGTAATTTGCTCTAACTTACCACCTGCTAAGAAAACGTGCAAGACTTTCTTGTTTGGGTAAACCACTATCTCAGTAATAGCACAACCATCTTTTCCTTGCCAAAACTGCATATGACCACTTAAAACCCCTTCAACTACATCAATGAAAGAATGCGTGTCACCACCTTTGTCTAAAGCAGACTGAATCCACTTTTTGCACCTTAATAGGTCTTCTTTTACATTCATGGGTCTAACTTCACTTTAACCCAAGCGCCATTCTTTGACACTACAGGGCATTGGTTTGTTCTATCCCACATCATAATTCCATCTTCTGATGCTGAATCACCTGATGTAAGATGTCTTAATGTATCTTTTTCCCTACCTAAATACGATACTAATCTCTCAGCCCACGCTTTCCAATTAGTTCCTAAAGGTGGTGGTGGTGTTGATACGCTCATATACTGCCTAGTCGTTTAAATAATGATATAGCCATTCGCCATAATCCTCAAAATCTTCCCTTCCAAACCCATATTTATCAGCAAACTCTGTGTCTATCAAACTATCAGTTAAATCATAGGATAATAAGCCTACACCTACAGGTAAAGACCCTCTGCCTACTACTTGCCTAACTAATGGTGTTGGTGCTGTTTTAAGCATTTGAGGTGTAAATGCCCTATGTGGTCTCCAACCCTTCATACCTTGTTGCCCGTATCTTCTGAAGGCTTCGTCTGTCTTAGTAATCTTACTAAGGTCGTCTTTAATTAAATCTTTCCAAGGTATTTTGTGTTCATTAGGCAATTTACCTTTTTCCCACCAATCTAATAATCCCGTCATCTGCGCCCACCTGACCTTGCTTCAATACGCATTACACCCGAACGCCAATCATCATTACCTACACCTTCTACTTTTAATCTTACTTGACGACCTGTAAATCGTACATCTGTAGGATTGCTTAATGTATATGGTCCGTGTGTTGTTTCTGATGCGTTAGGATAGAATCTTGTTTTGAACGATACTTTAACCTCGCCTTGTGTTTTCTCATCAGGAATAAGGTTGGATACTTTCATTACTGTATCACCGTTACCTAAACTAATAGGACCTGACTCTGCGAAAGGTTTAGTTGAGCCGTGTGTATAGCCTGTTTCGTGATTAAATAGATTTCCACTATCGTCACACCAAATAGGGTTAGCAAATACGCCTTTATCAATACCTGCTGTTCTGTCTAGTGTTCCTACTGTCCAATGACCTTCTTTGTAGTCTAATGCTACGTACCTATCATTCTCGTTAGAGCCTTCAGACGGATAGAACCACCATACTTCACCGTGTTGTGAGTTATGTACAGCGTATGTCTTTGTTATTTGACTTTGGTTTATATCACCAAACACATAATCAAGTACGTCACATTTAATCTCTGTTGCTACTGAACCATCGAATGTATAGAAACCTTTAGAGTTCATCCAAAAAGCGCCTTCATCAATTGCTACTAATACTTTACGTGATGAAATACCACAAGCAGTACCTACACGTTCAAATCCATATACGAAAGGTGGTCCTGAATAAGTTGCAATATGAGCATCTTGGTCAGTAAGGATAAGAGTTCTACCTCTCATACGTACACCACACATAATCTGACCTTGTGTCTGTAGTTCAAAGTCACCTGCCTCATTTGTGGCTGATGGTGTCCATGATGTATTGTTTTCTCTATCGCACCATTGAACTTTACGTGGATTGCTACCTGCTCCTAGTGCGAATACAAATCTTTCTTCTGTAACCACCATAGAGTTATTATTCACAGGTGCATTAGTTAATGCTGTTGGTAATACCGCAGGGTTTAACTGCCACTCGTATATCTTGCCATCTTCTGATGAACAAGCAAGTAAGTATTCACCCCATGTATCTAATGCCCATGTTGTTGCTTCATCATATACGCCTGATGATGTTGGCGCTCTACCATAGTTAGTAGCACCATAGAATCCACCACCATATCCTAAATTCTGTGTTGCGTTTAAATTACCTACTGTTAATCCTGTAGGTGTAATATCGCTTATTGTTGATGAGGCACTTGAGTAATACAGTTTATTGTATGTGCCTGCTACCAAGTTACTGCCTGATGAGTTATCTACCCATCCTATCATTGCTCTTGGTGCTGATGCAAATGCTGATGCTTTTCTTGATGTCCAACCGCCAATAGGACGCATTGAGCCATCATGCCAACGAACTAAGTTAGCATCACGCCACCTATTAGATGATTCAAAATCTGTACCGTTTCTATATATGCCCGGTTCTAATTGTAATGGTATTAAACTCATGCTGCTATCGTTGTCCAAGTTGTTGAAGTTTTAGAAATAACTTCCCATTTCTCTCTACCTATTGTTGCTGTTCCTGATGTAGAACTAATCGCAGAGCCTGAATGTTGTACTCTATTGCACGTTGCTGTAATTGTAGCAACTGGGGTAGACGTGGCACTTCCTTGCCAAATCTTTTCCGAATCTGATGTTGATGCTGAGGTTGCGGTGAGAGACGCTATTCCCCCTCGTGTTGCAAATCCTAATACTGCGATTGTTGCATTTGCTGTTGGTGTTCCTGAACCGAATCTTACTCTATTACATACTGCTGCGATACTTGCAGAAGGTGTAATAGTTGCGCTTCCACTTACAACAAATACACTATTTGCAGATATTGTGGCACTAGCCGAAGGATTCGCATAGCCTTCTCTTACTCGTGTAGAACTTATCGAGTTGGTGGCTGTTGTGCTTGATGTAGCACTTGACTCTCTAATCCTAGAGCCATTTGCCGTACTATTAACCGATGTAACCGATGTGCCATTAACAAGTGCTGAGCCTTCAGGCACTCTTCTTGCATTACAAGATGTACTACTTGTTGCATTAACTGTAGCACTTCCTGTCTGAATCTTGATACAAGACGCAGTAGCAGAAGATGTGGCACTAGCAACAATTTGTAAGTCGCCTTGGGTATATGCGTTTTGTCCGTATGCGCCTAAACCATAAGAGAATGTATCACTCTCTTCGATGATAACTACCTCACCTGAACAAGATGAACTTGAGGTTGCAGACGTACTTATAGGACCACTACCTATATTAACAATCCAATTAACACCTGCAATAGATGCTGAGGCTGTTACTGTAGCAGATGCGTCTAATACAGCACCCGTGGTTTGGTCATAAGCCCTTAAACCATAATAACTACCGCCATAAGCGAAAGTACCCATCGGTATTACCTATTAGTCTAGCGTAATATCTAAGTCACCTGTAGGCACACGGAATACATCACCTGTATCAATAGTCTTTGACGATGATAATGACGCGTAAGCCATCAAGTTACCTGCTGTAGCCGCATCAAATACACCCACGTGAGTTACAGTACCAAATGATGCTGTCGCTGTTGGATATTCAACTGCTGCAGTATTTGACGTAGTGTTGCCTGTTGTTGTAAATGCAACTGTTTGACGAGCGTATGCTGTACCTGAAGTTGATACCTCTGTACCACCGCCTGTCTCACCAGGTGCTGCTGTATATAAAGCCAAGTATAAAGTAGCAGGTGCTGTGTAAGCCGCTCCACCAAATACATGGTCTAATATTTCTGTCTCCAAATAATTTGAAAATGACATTATATTTCTCCTGTGTTATGGAATTTACCAAAAAAGATAGTTGATGCTTCACAATAAGCGTTGTGTGCTTCTTCTACCGTGTTAAAGTATCCGAGATGTTTACTTTTCCCATCTACTTTAATTCTCGCTCTAAATTTACCTGATTGTAGCGTCACGCCTTTTTTTCCGACCAAACCACCCCTTGCTTTAGAGTTGGCTATGTTCTGTGACTGATTGCACTCACGTAAATTATCAATACTATTGTTTAACTTGTTACCGTCTTTATGGTCAATATTCATTTTAGGCATTGTGCCGTGTTCATATAACCAAGCGAGACGATGCGCCAAATGTTTCTTGTTTTTGATGCTCAAATATCTGTAACCATTCTTAGCCACATAACCTGCAACATCACCTTTCTTTGCATTGTGACTAACCGTAGTTTTACGGATAAACTCACCATGTTCGGGATGGTAATCAAACAAAGACTTTATTTCACCCTGTGTAATCAACCCATTCCCCTAATTTTCAATGTTAAACCTGAACCGCTCATTTTTGAGTTATCAGATGAATTGTTTAGGTTCATAACCGCTGCTGCGTACATTTGACTCCACACAGCAACTCTCTCGTCCTCTGCCAAATACGGTGCTGAGTGTACTAACGCTCCGTAGAGGTAGACATCAGGCGCTTCTGACAAAAGCCAATTTGTTGTATTACTAGCACTTAAACCTGTAGTCTTAGCGTAGTAAAGTAATTCGGTATTAGTTGTTGCAGATGGTGTTGGGTATAGTTGGAACTGACTATCTGCGTGTGTATAGTATCTTGGTGTTCCTGACGCATCTTCCGCACCTGCTCTCTTATCTTCCATAGCCTTTCTTGAGATTAAATCAAGTGGGCTTGTGCCGTTATCTGTGACGTGGAATCTAATAGTCTCCATCCAATCTGATGGGATTTGCATATATTCATCACCACCGCTCTGTTGACCACTTGCACGTTTCTCCATCTTCCAATGTCGAATATCTCTGTTAATCTGTGCTTCTGCTAACTCGATAAATGTAGGGATAACTGCTGTCAAATCATCCCTATTTAACCAAGATGCGATGTCTGCTTTTAATCCTGTATAACTTGTAATACTCATGCTACTTTGCCCCAATATTTATTATCGTAAGACTTTCTTGCGCAACACGCTTCAAAAAAGTCAGGACCATGATAGAAAGACTTGAACGCACCTCTTTTTGCAATATACGCTTGATAATGACCTTTTTTACTCGCTCGTCTTACACCTTTAATACCAAAAGGTGAATTTTTAGGTGCTTTTGAGTTCATTTCGTTAATGCCATTAGTGCCATCACGTAAATTTGCAATTCTATTGTCTGTCTTGTCTTTATTAATATGGTCAATTACTCTAGGTGGCTCTTCATTGTAATAAATCATCCACGCTATTCTATGGGCTAATAATTGATTTGAATTAACACAGATATGAATATACCCATTCGCTACAGGCTTATTACTACACGATACACCCTTGCGCTTAAACCTACCACGACCTGACCTCTTCCAAACCATACTACCTGTATTTGGATTGTAGTCAATCTCGTCTGCTATTGCTGTCTTTAGCGTTGCGTATGTGTTAATTGCCATAGTTCCCCTTAGTGAAAATGCTCTTTTCTCTCGCTCTTCTACGGACTAAGCCATTGACAATTTTGCCGTCTGCCTTGACAAATCCTTTCTTAGGGTCGAACGCTTCTT